GCAGCAGCAATGAATATTATTCCCGGTATGGGGGGAAACATTAGCGCCAACGATATTCTTGCTTCCACAAGAGGAGAAATTTTAAATCCAAATACTGAAGTGTTATATTCAGGACCAGAATTAAGAACATTCGATCTTAATTTTAAAATGCTTGCAAGAAATAAACAAGAAAGCGATGATATAAGAAATATTTGTACCACATTTAAAAAAGCATCGTTGGCACAAGGAAATAAAGGATCATCAATCATGATTGGTGTTCCTAAAATTGTAAAGGTAACTTTTAAACACAAAAATGGTCCAAACAAATACATAACACAATATAAATGTTCTGCTATTGGAGCAGTAAATATTAATTACACTCCAGATGGATCTTGGGCTACCTACACTAACAGTGCTCCAGTAGCAGTTGGTTTAAAATTATCCTTCCAAGAATTGAAACTGGTATATTCAGAAGACATCGATAAAGGATTCTAAAAATGTTATTCTCTAAAATTCCCAACATAGAATACGACAAAAAACCTTTGAGATTTCCATTCTCAGAGACAGAATATGTAGTGACTAAAAATTTCTTTAGGAAATTTAATATTGACAATACAAATCTCAAGTCGGCATTGTATTTTAATAAGTATACTATAACTGATACAGATAGGCCGGATTTAATATCAGAAATATTTTATAAAACTACAAAATATGATTGGGTAATACTATTAACAAACAATATTATTAATCCGCTATTTGATTTACCAATTAAAGAAAATGATTTGTATGCTTTCGTAGAAGAAAAATACGATGTTCCTGATGGTATAAATCATTACGAAACTTTAGCAGTGAAGAATAGTTTAGGAGAAATTCTTTTAAAAGAAGGATTGTTTGTTGATTCAGTTTTTGCATCAACTACTCATAAATTCTATGATCGTAACAACCGATCTTATTTTATAAAAAATGGGGTTGATATTTCTTTTCCGGTGTCACACTATGAACATGAGAAAAAATTAAATGATGCTCGCAGAGAAATTTATATTTTACGACCAGAATTTGTAGAAAGATTTGTATCTCAATTTGAAAACAAACTGGAATACAAACAATCGTCATCATATATCGACAGAAATAATAAGAAATCAGGTATTTAAACAAAAAAATTGGGCGATTTTTTTGATCGCCCAATTGGTTTTTAAGTTTTGATTTTGAAAATCAATCTTCCTCAGCAAGACGAGCGAAGTAGCTTAGAGCATCATCATCTTCAGTCGCAGCAGCAGTAGTAACTACTGCACGAGCAGGAGGAGAAAAATCTTCATCCTCTTCCTCATTCATTACCTGTGTTACTTGTGAAGCACGAGCAGCAGCAGGTGTTTTAGTGATACCCAACACCATATTCATACGCTCTTCAAGTTCTTCATACGACTTAAAGTTATCAGACGAGATAAACGCCTGAAGTGAATGGGTCTTACGCCAAATGTTTTCAAGCGCACTATCATCCGCCGCGAGGGCAGCGGGTGCAGCAAACTCTGACTTATCATAATTCCAATAACCAGCAACATTAGTGATTTTTAGTTTGAAGTTAGCACCTTCCCACATATCAAAAGGATTTACAGGAGTTTCATCCTCGAATTCTGGTTGGGCAGCAGCAGTGATCTTATCAAAGATCTTCTTACCAAATTTATAAAGAAAAACTTGACCTTCATTCTCTGGATTTGCTTTGTCGGTTACAACATAGATATTAGCGTAGTAAGTAAGCTTACGTTTCTGTTTACGAGCAACTTCTTTATCAGAATCACGACCGCTATTCCACAATTTACGATTAACTTCACCAATAGGATCTTTTTGACTAAGAGTAGTCAAAGAGTTTTCAATATACCATCCACCATCGCCCTGAAAGGCATGTGAATAGAGTTTTACAAAGGGAACTGCTTCACCATCGGGAGCAGGAAGAAAACGGATCACAGCATACCCATTACCAGCGGCGTCAACACTGGGTTTCCAAAAGCGATCATCGCCACTGGAAGTAGAATTTACTTTCTCTAATTCTTTAGTTAGAGTAGCAAAAGAGTTTTGGGATTTGCGTTTGAGATCAGCAAAAGACATAGGATTACCTCGGATTTGTTTGGATTTGTTTTGTGTGACACCTCATCACCTACTCATAATAGCATGGCGAGAGGGTGGTGTCAACCCCTACTCGCCAGTATCACGCGTTCAAAATAAGATAATTTATCTAGCATTTGTTGCATGATTTGTGTAACGTTATTACTTTCTTGCCCACCATAGAGCATTTTTGCTCCTTCCTCAACAGATTTTCGAGCAGCAATTGCTTCTGGATCATCCGAAAGTTTAAGGCGAGCATAAAAAATTTGTTGTTTTTCTATTAATTCTTTAACTACAGAAAGATAATTAAGTTGTTGTATCTTATTATTTCCATCCAAAGGATTGGAAAGAGTTAACTCCATTGCTTTCATCTGTAGTTGTTCCATTTCTCGTGCTGCTTGTTGCACCATATCAGAATTGAAAAAGTCGCTCATACTAGTGTTAGTTTGGCTTTAGATGTTTTCCTAATAAAATTAAGTTGCTGTGCTTCATGCTTCAGCTTCTCTTTTAGTGGTTTTGAAATTAGTTTAGAAACTGATTCCAATTCAATTTCATTAGCATCACAATAATGAATGATAGCATCAATATAAGTCATCGCATCACTATTTACAAGTGTTTCTACTTCTGTAGAAAATCTCACAGTTGTCATAAATTTATCCTCTAGGTGTTGTTTATCCTCCATATTTTTCCTGATACAATGTGCGTAGGTAGATTAGTTTTTCGAGATATTCTTTCTTTGGTTTCTCGATAAACACTTGCGTGTTACCATCTTCACACGCAATGATAGTGACAAGTTGTTGTATTCTTGTCTTATACATCTCGTAAAACATACATGCGTATGCAGTTTCTTGAATAAAATAATCTTCAATCCATGATAACTTCTTTTCTTCAGTGGAAGTTTTGAAGTCAATCACTGATGGAATACCATCAAATTCTCCAATACAATCTACACGCCCAGCAATTTCGAGGTGATCAGAAAAGAGTGCTGCTTCTTGCAAATAAACCTTATTGATTCGGTTGAGGGTTGGAATAGCACTCTTAAACATCAAGAGGGGGAGGGGGGTTCCCTTGTGTTCCTCCTCATTATAGCAGTTATTCAGATAATTTTCAACTATGCTGTGGAAATTCGTGCCACGAGTGGAGGCACGAGTGGAAATTCGCTGGGCTTTGTCCTGCCCAACTCTCTCTTTCCACTTAGCAAGCGATGCTTTCTTCTTCGGACACACTCCAAGAACTGTAGTGATAGAAGGGTGTTGCTTTCCCGAAGGAGTAGGATAAAGCCTACGACCTTCTACCATGATTGGTTCAAGTTCAATAGGAATGAATGACGAAGAATGAATAAACATTATAAACCCAAATTAATTTTACTAATAAGATAACTGCGAATTAAACCAGAGCGAACGATATCTTGCACACCAAACTCAACTGATACAAACTCTTCCATTGTATTAATGATTTTTTGAAAATCAAGAATACCATTTCTTTCACTCGTGCGTATAAGATCTGTTTGTTGTACATCACCACAGAAAATGATTTTACAATCTTGACCTACACGAGTAATGATAGAATCTAATTCATGGAAATTTAGATTCTGCATTTCATCTACGATGATAATACAATTATCCATTGTAGTACCACGAAGAAATGAAGTAGACCAGAAACTAATCGTGCCTTGTGTTTTCAAATTTCCATACAGAAATTCAAAATCTTCTTCGGTAGGTAGTTCAAACATATACTTTACCATATTCTTATAAGGAATTTGATAAAGGCTTGACTTGTCTTCGTGATCTCCGGGAAGGAAACCAATCTCTCTAGTGGAAACTAATGAGCGAACGATATAAACTTTTTCGTATGGTGTGGTTTCATCCAGCACACTTTTTAAAGCAAGGTAAAGAGCTACAAATGTTTTACCAGTTCCTGCACATCCATAAGCAAATAAATGCTTATCTTTTTCCCATGATTCAAACATTGTACGTTGAGCATCTGTCAGCGGTTCAATATCTTTGGAAAATATATCAAAATTTAATGGTTTTCTGCGTTTCATTTGCTTGTTGCTCATTCCAGATGGAATAATTTGCTTTGACTTACGATTTCTTACAGGCATGTTAGATTTTTTCTACGTTTGAACCGGGAGTATCTGCGGCACGATTGATGATGTGTTTCCAATCACTATCAGTTTTGTTTTGCCAGTTTCCTACTTCGGAAACAGCATGTAGAAGTGTTGGCATCTGAGTTAGATGTGGATTAGCATCAAGATATGGTAATCTCTCTGCCATATACATCCACTTCTCAAACTCTTCACCTGTATTATTATTCTTGAATTTATAAG